TCCATAGAGTATCAAGGTAAAGACTATGAAGTGAAAGTCCCCACCATAGAAATGTGGGGAAGACTAATAGCTTGGAAAGAGCTACTTGAAGAAAAAGACTTCCTTGTAAAGCTAATATCGGAATCGACAGGACTACCTGAAAATGATGTTCGTAAAGCTGATTGGTTCGACATATTAAACATAGGGTCTTTCTTAACAGAACACCTAATAACACAGAGTACAGACTTCCATAATGAGTTCGTATTCAAGGGTGTAAAGTATCGTTTCTTAGACCTACCTAACCTCTCTTTTGGAGAGTTCATCGATATTGATACCTTACTATCAAAAGACGAACACGAAAGAAAAAGTGCTCTGCATACCTTGATGGCTGTATTCTATAGAGAGGTCGGTGAAGACAATAAGCTTGTACCTTATGATAGTGGAAAAGTCGGTGAGAGAGCTGAAATATTCAAGCAACTCCCCGTCATGTACGTTCATGGTAGTATGAGTTTTTTTTTGCGTTTAGAACAAATATTACAAAGACCTTCACTAAGCTTTTTGGTGATGTCGAAAAGCCTGAAGATGATGAAGAGTATAAAGAAAGTGAGGAAGAGAATTTCCAAAAGTATTGGGGATGGTTTGGTGTCCTTGCGTCTTTGGCTAATGAAAACATTTCACTTTTTGGGGAAATCCCGAAATACCCACTAACCTTCGTATTAAACTATTTAACTTATATGAAGGACTTGAACGAAATAAAAATGAAGCAACATAGAAAAGCTCAACAACAAATAAAAGCTATATTATGAGCCAATATCCATTAGGGTCTTACAACTTTAAGAAGATTACCACACTTCTGCGACAACTATCGGAGTATCACGAACAGATACAGGGATATGGTATAGGTGATATCAATCAGCTTATTTACTATACTGAAGAAAGATTAAAAATAGATAACACGGAACAAAACTTGGGGTCATACTATCCCTTGATGTTCGTGATACCTGAGCTCGCAACAACAGACGGAAGACAGACAGTATATACCTTCAACATCTTGATGATGGATATTCTAAACACAAAGAACTTTGATATTGAAGTGGATGTGTGGAGTGATACCTTAGATATTCTCAAAGATGTGGTAGCTCAATTAAAGTATTCACTTGATGCTTGCTACTGCACATGGGACTTAGACTACCCTGTAGATTTCACCCCCTTCTCTGAGAAGTATGATGACTATGTGTCGGGATGGACTGCCAGAATAAAATTAAAGATACCAGATGCGATAGATAGATGTATCGCACCTTATGCGGACTTTCCTCCGTGTGATAATAACTCTGACTAATGAGCATACCTACACCGAACTTTGATGCAGCTATGACTGAGATGACTAATGAGCTTACAAGAGCTCTTAAGGTCTCTTTGTTATTTCAATACAAGTATGCACCAGGCTTTACTGGTAAAGGTACGGTATATGGGATGGCACCAAAGGTAGCTTCAGGTGCTTTACTTGATAGTATAAGTGTTGAATATGAACCTTCGTCTAAGACTGTGAAGGTAGAGATGCTTGAGTATTGGAAGTATGTGAATGATGGAAGAAAGCCTGGTAAGTATGCTCCTTTAGATTCCATCTTATCTTGGATAAGAACAAAAGGTCTTAGAGGTAGAGATAAGAAGGGAAGGTTCATCACAAATGAAAGCTTCGCATGGGGTATAAATACAAATATAAAAAAGTTCGGAATCGCACCAACTTTCTTTGTTGATAATACAGAGAATAGGGTGTCTAAAGAGTTCGACCAAAAAATAGGAGAAGCTCTAAATACAGACTACGAAAATTATTTCAATAGTCTCATACAACAAAGCTAAAAAAAGATGAGTATAGTTTTACAGGTTTTACAACAACCACTTCAGATAACCCCATCAAACACTAATCATGTGTTTAATGTTTCAAGCTCGGCATATACCCTTACTGACTTTCAATATGTCGTGGATGTCTATTTCAAGGGCAACTTACTTAATTGGTCTTCAGCAACAACAGACAATAGAGCATGTAGGCTTAAGGCTCGTCCAAATATCTATGGTAATGCTATTGTTGATTTGGAAGAAATAGTAAGGACTTTCTTAACAGCCAACCCACGCTTTACAGGTGATACATACCCATATCTAAACTATGCATCAGATGTGAATAAAATTATCACTTTAGCAGATGCTCAAAGAACAATAGAATATAATGGGTCTAACTTATGGGCGGGAGGAACACCTAATGCTTCACTTAATCAGATGTGGCATGTATCAGAATATAAAGCTGTATTCGGATACACTTATACCTCAGGGTCATCGACAGTAGAAGAGGTAGATTTCAACGCAGCTTGGAACCCCAACCCTGTAGTAATATTTCCTGGTGTNGATAACAAAATTATACCAGCACCTTTCTTGTCTGCAGCTACCATAGATGCTCAAGGAGCTAATTGGTTTGCTCAAAATAACAAAAATCACTTATACTACGACCTCTTCCGTCATGTCTATCAGTCAGGTGATACAAATACTCAGTGGTCTTGTAATAATGATATTGCTGACTGTGGCCCCAGAGAGTTTCTTAATGCGGCTGGAACATGGTATTATGATATCATAAGTCAGCCTGACTATGTAGATACAAGAGTAAGAAGAAGAAGTCATCACCCCGACTGTCCTATTATAGTGTCTTTCTTGAATGGTAAGAACGACTACTTTACGAACGACATCTATTCAATAGCAGTAAGAGGAGCACTTACCACATCTGACCCTTATACTTATTCAGGTGAAATAGCTAATAGAAGCTCCACATCTTTACCATCTACTAATGAAGATACAAACTCTGTGTTTAAGATGGGGGTATTTTACTTACCATATAACAACACATCAGGTAATACCTTGAATGCTATACCTACGAACTCAAAGAAAGTATGCTTCTATGGTACGACATATAATAGTAATAGAAATAACAGACTTAACTTTTCATCAAGAACAACAGAGGTCTTAGAGTTTTATATGCAAGATAGAAGCTGCATAAATAAGCCCCCTATCCATGTGCTTTTTTTAAACGGGAGAGGCATGTGGGATACTTTCACATTTGGTGGAAAACAGGTAAGGAAGTATAACATCTCAAGACCGTCTTATAGACAAGAGGTCTCCCTAAATAAAGCATTCTACGACATAGGGTCATATCAAAGAGGTACCAGAATATACGAGCAAGACCTTGACTTGAAGTGGGAATGTGAGACTTGGTATTTAGACCAGAATGATACACAAATCATGCAGGAGATTTTTATGTCTCCTGAGGTATATATTATAGACGGGACTGTGATACAAGATAACACTTGCCAGTCATGTTTGGAAGAGATAAGACTTTATCAGAACTTAATACCAGTAGTCATAGAAGACAAAGACTTTATTGTTCTAAAGAAACAATACCAAAAACTTTATCAATATAAAATGACCTTACAATACGCAGGGTTTAAGAGACAAAGAACACAGGGATAATGAACTTACAAATCAGCTGCCAAGTAGCAGGAAATACGGAGTATATAGAATTATTTGGAACAGACAGTCTCACTATGGATATCTCTTACGCAGAGATACAAGACATCACAAAGAAGAACAGCTCTTACTCAAAGGAGTTTAATGTTCCTGGCTCAAATAACAACAATTATGTATTCAATTATTTCTTTGACTTAAATCAGATACCTCTTAACTTTACCCCTACCAAAAAGTTNGAGGCTCAGCTTTTATATAATGGGTATATCATCCAAAGTGGATATATCCGTCTTAACTCTGTAAATGTTGTTAAAGAACAAAAGACTTACAATATCACTTTCTATAATGGTATCGGAGATGTTGTGTCTCAGATATCAGATAAGTTTCTTTATCAATTAGACCTATCATCACTTTCACATCCCTGGTCTTTCGATGTTATCAAACAAAGCACACTTGACCCTAACTTATTTCCTCTGACCTCCACAACGAACTACTCATATCAAAATGGTAAAACTTATTGGAGTGTTTTTAATATTGGATATGAGTATTCTGCTAACTCACAAACACAAATAGATTATACTCTTACTCCACTTGTAGAGTTTAGCTCACAAGGACTTAATTTCACAGGGGGTACTAATCCAAACTTTTTTGACTACACAGGAGCTACCAAGTCTCCTGTTAATGACTTTTATTTCAAGCCATCTATACAGATAAAGGAACTTTACAAAACTATCTTTTCCGAAGCCGGATATCAGGTGGAATCTTCTTTCTTTAATACCAATTATTTTGAGAAGCTTTACCTACCTCTGAAATTCCAAGACAGCATCTATAATGTTAATGGTACGAGACTATGCTATAACTTTACTAATAGTGGATATACCGTGAATACTTGTTCTCCATCTACTTTCACTAACTTAAACCCTGGTAGTGGTATAACATGTAATAATTTTAATTTAAGTACGAGTGGAAGAAGTATTGTTTTTCCAACAAATCTTTTAGGTCAATATAGAGTAAGTGTTTCTTGGAACATAACAGTATCCGCTACATGTTCTGTAAGTAGTGCAGATATATCGGGACAATTTGGTGCTTGGAGAATAGAAAACTTAACAGGTGCTCCAATAAATAGAGTATTTACCTCAGACCCCGCAATTATTAACATAACATCTGCTATCAACCCTTATGAACTTTATATTAGGGGTAGAGGGTCTTTCAAGGTTAATTCAATAACTTTGACCTTCGAATCAGTTATACCATTTCTAACAACAGGTACCACTATAGACTATGCGCTTGAATTTACCAATACCGAATACAAACAAATAGACTTTATCACTTCAGTAAATAAAGCTTTTAACCTTGTCTGTGTTCCTCATAAGACAAAGCCTAATACAATAGTTGTTGAGCCTGTTATTGACTATATCGGTAAAGGAAGAGTGCTTGATTGGACTGCTCAAATAGACTGGGATTCACCTATGAATATTTTTCCTACGACCAATATTCTTAATGGTAGTCTTAGCTATAACTTGAGAGAAGACCAAGACTATACCAATCAGCAGTTTAGAACAAAGAACAATAGGACATTCGGTACTGATATAGTACAACTTAACCAAGATTATAAAGACCAGTCAATAGTATTCGATTCACTCTTCTCACCTTGTATTGACTTGACGGTAAATGCTAATCAAATAAGCCAGATAACACAACCAAACTTATCTTCTATTGGAGTTGTTAATTTGAGTGGTCTTACTTATCAGACTTTTAAGCCTATCAAGAACTTACCAAAGATGATATTTAGAGGAGCAACACTACCAAATGATAACTACGGGGATACTCAACAAAGCGGAGCTACCCCACTTTCTATATGGTATGCTGCACAGTATAGACAACAGAATATAACATCTTTCGATAGATGGACTTCCAATAACAGATTTACGACCTACCCTTTCTCATATACAGGCTTTTCTCACTATATCAATTGGAAGTCTTCAGATAACTATGACCCTGATGAATTTGACTTTCCTTCTCAACAGGACTTATATGATATCTACTACTATGACTATGTATCAGATATTATATCACCTGAGAACAAACTATTACAGGCTAAGATATATCTAACCCCATACGAAATAGCCGACCTCGAGTTTAATGAAAAGATACTCATCAGGAACTCTTATTGGAGAATAAATAAGATAAGTGGATATAATTTGACTGAACCAAGTCTATGTAATATCGAGCTGATAAAACTTACAAAAGACTATACACCACACCCCGTAAAATACTTCGACTTAATAAGCTGCACAGGTGGAACTGACTATCACACTACTTCTGACTTAAACTACAATATGTATGCTTATGTTGGAAACTATGTGAATATCTTCACGGGTGCTACGACAGCATATACTTCAATAGGTTGTTTCCAAGTAGTTGAAGGAACACCTAATGGAAATTATGACTACGAACAAGTATTTATAGGTAGTGGATACACTTCATCGGGTGTAGCTGTATATGATAACTGCAATTGTACGGGTAGAACCGCTTTTGATATAGTTCAACAAAATTATTAACATGCCTTTTCCTCCAACACCCAGTCAGACAGCATCGAATACTCCAACCCCGAGTATAACATCATCTTTAACTCCATCTTTGACTCCGACATTAACACAGTGTCCTGGTATTTGTTTTTCAGGGGTAGGCGCTAATAACTATGTTGATACCATTTTACAAGATGTTTTTGACCCAAGTAAAATTATGGTATTGGGAATGTTTACATCTTTCAACGGAGTAGCGAGAACAACTATGGTTCGTTCTTTTACAGACGGTCAAGTTGATACAAGCTTTAATCCTGGAAATGGTTTTACTCCTATAGGGGTTGGTAATACAGTAGAGTTTGCACAACAACCTGATGGAAAATATGTTGTGGTAGGTAATTAT